CAAGGGGTTTGCGGACGAACTGCTTGAGAACGAGGTCGCGCCGGAGATCGCCGCCAGCGCTGATCATAGCACCCTGTTTGTGAACGGCCGTGCCCTCGCGACCCTGGGCTACCCGCTGCCGGGGGGGATTCCCGTCGCACCGGATGTGAAGGCATCCGTTTCCACGACCCAAGAGCCGACCGAGGAGAGCGGCGAAGGAGGACAAGAAATCATGGCAAAAACCTTTGAGGAGCTGAAAGCCCAGAACCCTGACCTGGCGGAACGCGTCGAAGCGGAGATCCGGGCGGACCTGGACGGCCTGGTGCAAAAAGCGGTGGCGGACGAGCGCCAGCGCCTGGCAGACATCGACAGTATCGCGGGCATCTACAGCGGGGAGCTGGTCCATGAAGCGAAGTACGGTGAGCCGCCCTGCACCGCCCAGGAGCTGGCCTTCCGCGCGGCCCAGGAGGCCGCCAGGCGCGGCAAGGAAGCGCTGACGGACATGGAGCAGGATGCCCAGGCTTCAGGCGCGAAGGAGATCGGCGCAGCGCCGGCGCCTGAAGAGACTACGGAACTGAGCCCGGAAGAGCGCAGGGCTGCGGGCCGTTCCGACGCGCAAGCGCTGAAGAAGGAGTAAGAAAATGGCAGACCTATATCGTTTGGTTGGCGAAGTCACTTTCGACAACCTCATTGCAGGAAACTATCCCGCGCCGGATGTCGGCATCCGGACGCTGCGCCGGGAAGGCGTGGAAGAAACCACCTACCCCATGGGCACGGTCCTGGCGCAGTCCAGCCGGGACGGCCTGCTGAAGATCCTGGGCACGCAGGCGCTGGCGGCTGTGATCGAGGTGGCGGAAGTCAAGGGCAAGTATACCATCACTATTTCGACGGCCGGCGCAGAAGGTGACACCCTGAAGCTGACCGCAGGTGGCGTGGAGAAGACCTATACCGTAGAAGGCGCAGCCGGAGAAATCTGGCCGGCCAACGACATCGCCGGCGACTGCGCGGCACTCCAGGCCCTGATCGAGGCGGATTTCCCCGCCTATACCGTGACTAACACAGAAACCACCGTCGTTCTGGAACAGAAAGTCGGCGCGGAAGAGGACGCCGCAGCCATCGTGGTGACACAGGCTGCCGCACCGGCCGGACTGGAAGCCGTCGTGGCCGACAACCCCGCAGGCGTGACCTATGTGGCGCCCTTGGCGGAGGAAGTGCTGACCCCCAGCTATATCCTGGCAGCAGACACCACGGTGGGGCTTGCCGCGGACGTGAACGCGCCGGTCTTCCGCGCCGGCTGCTTTGCCCCTGAGAATATCACGGTGGCCGATCAGCATGTGTTCAGCGCAGCCGAGAAGGACGCGCTGCGCCAGCGCAATCTTGTTTTCAAGAGCTCTTACCATGAATAAGGAGGAACACTATGGCAGACTATTACCGCGTCGTGGATGAGCTGGCGCATGACAACCTGATCTCCGGCGTCAGCCCGGATACCGAAATCCAGACCGTGACCCTGCTTGCATTGGCGCAGGCTGCGACCTATCCGAAGGGCACCCTGCTGGGTGTGCATACCGCAGGCATAAAAGCTGGCAAATGCGTGATCCTGGGCACGGCGGCAGGCGGGGGCGAGGCCATTGAGCCCGCCTTTGTGCTGGCTGAGGAGACCGCTGTCGGGGTCGCCGAGGACGTGGCCGCACCCGCCTACAGCTCCGGCTGCTTTGCGCCTGAAGGCGTGACCGTGGCGGACAACTACACGCTGACCCAGGCTGACATTGACGGCCTGCGCACCCGGAACATCGTCTTCAAGTCTATTTTTCACTGAGATTAAGGGAGGATTCCAGAATGGCCAACAACATCGATATCTTTGATTCCTACTACCTCGCAGGCGTGGTGGAGGAAATCGCCCCCCGGAAAACCTTTTTCCGTGACCGCTTCTTTCCTACTGCCCCGTCCGATATCTTCAGCACCAACAAGGTGCTGGTGGAGTACAAGGACGCGGACCGCCGCATGACCCCCTTCGTGGTGGAAATGGCCGGGGACACCCCGGTGGACCGCAGCGGGTACCAGGTGATGGAGTTCGCCCCGCCTATGGTGGCGCCCAGCCGGATCCTGACCATTGACGACCTGCGGATGCGCGGCTTTGGCGAGGCCGTGCTGAGCAACATCACCCCCGCTGAGCGCGCCCGCGCGCTGCAGATGAAGGACTTGACCGACCTGGATGCCCGGATCGCGCGCCGCGAGGAATGGATGTGCGCTCAGGTAATGATCAACAACGCTGTGGACCTGGTGGAGTACGCGGACAACCAGGACGTGGGTATTCCGCGCCGGTTGCAGTTCTATGACCAGGTAACCAACCACACTTTCACGCCCGATAACCAGTGGGACACTGCCGGCGGCGACATGCTGGGCGATGTGATGGCCATGTGCGACCTGTTGATGGAGCGCGGGCTTTCGGCGACTGATCTGGTGATCGGCGGCGAGGTGGCCAGCTTCATCCGTGACAACGCGACCCTCCAGGGCCTGTTGGATAACCGGCGCTATGAGCTGGGCAGCATCAAGCCCCAGGAAATGTACCCCGGCGTGGCCTGGATGGGCCAGCTGAATTTCAGCGGCTACCTTCTGGACGTGTGGGTGGTCCGTGAGACCTATGTCAATGACCTGGGCGCCACCACGCTGTACTTCCCGACCGACGCCGCCATGGTGACGGCCCCCGGCTGCGGCAGGCTGCTTTACGGCGCCGTGACCCAGATCGAGCCGGACAAGCAGTTCCACACCTTCGCCGAACGGCGCGTTCCCAAGTTCGTGGTGAATGAGGACAAGGACATCCGCAAGCTGCGCCTGGCTGCCAAGCCGCTGGCCGCCCCTGCAAACATGAGCCCCTTCATCTATGCCGCGAACGTGACCTGATAGAAAGGATCAGCGATGCGCATCCAAATAACGCAAGGCGCCTACCGTTACCGGCCTGAGGGGGAGAAATCGGCGGTCGTCGTGAGAGCCGGCGACCCCGCTTTCGACCTTCCCGACCAGGAGGCCGCGCGCCTGGTATCCCTGGGCGTGGCGCAGGGCGCCCCGCCTGACGCCGAAACCGCCGAAATCAGGGCGCTGCCGGCGGATGCCGGAGAAAACCCGAAGGCTGGGCAAGCCCCGCCTGATGCCGATCCTGACCCTCTGGAGCCCCGGCCGGCGTATTCCGTCAAGATGACGGCCCGGCAGCTGAGAGACCTGATGGACGAGTACGGGGTGGCGTTTGAGGACGGCATGACCAAGGCGCACCTGGTCCAGCGGCTGGACAGCTTCTTTGACGATTACGAGGAAGAGGGCGAAAGCGGGGAGGGCCTTCCGGCCCTGAACGCTGAGCCGCCCGCCTTATGAGCGGCTTCCAGGACATGGTGGCCCGGGACGCCCGCCAGGTGTTCTGCAACCCGGACGAGTTCGCGGAAACCCGGCATGTCCTCTACGATGGGGCCACCTACGACGGCGCGGATCATCAGGGCATCCCCGTCGTATTGACCCAGGCCCGGGAGAAGGACCGTGAACAGTACAAGCGGGACGATTTCGCCGGGGGCCTGTTCCAGGTGAACGCGACCCTGCACTGCGCCCTGGCAGACCTGGGGGGCGAGCAGCCTGAGAAAGGCGGCAAAATCGGCCTGAGCGAGGACGGGGACTTCTATTACACCTACTACATCGTGACCAGCTCCGTGCAGATGGGGATGGTAATTCTGGAACTGGAGGCGTTGGATGAATGAGTATCCATATTCAGGATGTCGGCGCTTCCCTGGACCGCGTGGTGACCCTGCTGGGATCCATTCCAGGCGCAGTCCCGAAAGCCTCAGGCGCCGCGCTCAAGCGCGCAGGCGAAACTGCCAGGACACATGCCGGACGTTTGGCCGCGGCTGAGTACCACATTTCAGCCGGCGCGTTCGCCGGCAACAGCAAACAGACCGTGAAAAGCTCAGACACAGGCATGACCATTAAATTCGCGGGCCGCGTGCTGTCCCTGATGACCTTCCACGTGCGTTACTCCCGAGGCGGGCTGATGTTCGCCAAGGTCAAACGCTCAAGCGGGGGTGGGACCCTCCGGCACGTGTTTACGGCCAACCTGGGAGGCGGGCTGGGCGCTTTTGAGCGCGTAGGGAAAAGCCGCTTTCCCCTGAGCAAGAAGCACGGCCCTTCCACAGCACATATGATGCAAAACGAAAATGTGAGCGAAGAGATGGGCAAAATCATCGGTGAAACCTACAACAAGCGCATCGAGCACGAGATCACGCGTATCCTTAGCGGCTACGGGAGGTAAGGATGACCAAGACCGGATTGCTGCAGGCCCTCAAAGCGTTCTCCGAAGAAACGGTGAAAGACCTGATGCTGCCGGTACGCAGGCAGCGGGAGGACGAGGATACCCCGGCCGCGCGCGCAGCCCAGGTTTACATGGCCCGGCTGCCGGACATGAAGGCAAGCGACAAGAAAGCGCCCTACATCGTCCACAGCATTATCACCGGGCGGGACACACAGGTGCCGGGTGAACAGGTCGCCTGCACGGTGACCGTGCGGAGCGTCTTGTGTGTCTACCATGAGGATGAGCAGGAGGGAGGGCTGGCGCTGCTGAACCTGACGGAACGCCTCCGCATCGAGATGCTCAGGCGCGTGGTGATCGACCTTTACGAACTGGATATGAACCAGGGCATCGAGCTGCTGATCTATCCGGATGATACCGCGCCCTACTACCTCGCCGAAATGGTGACGGTGTGGAAGCTCCCGCCGATTAAAAGAGAGGTTAAAGAACTATGGCCATAAAAAAGACGGTTGACCCCGTCGCTGACCCCATCAAAGAAGAGGATGCCGTGCTGCCGGAAAAGAAACCGGAGAAGGCGGCAGAGCCCGCCAGGGCGCAGACCAAGGCGGCGGCAAAGAAGCCCGCGTATCTGATGTACCTCGGCCCCACACTGCGCGGCTACATCAGCAAAAACCAGATCATCCCCAGGCACCGGCTCCAGGCGCTGGAGGGCGTCAAGGAGAAGTTCCCCGATGTGATCTATTTGACCGTCACTGGTGATCAGGTCGCATCAGCCCGCGCCAAGATCAAAAGTGCGGGCAATTATCTGGCAGCGGCGTATGAACGGCTGGCCGTTAAGGCCGAACAATAGGAGGACTAACTATGGCAAACCATGGCGTATTTATTCAAGAGCAGGCCACCAGCATCGGCGCGCCTGTGGTCGCAGCGACGGGCGTTTCGTTCGTCATCGGAGCGGCGCCTGTCCAAAGCGCTGCTCACCCCGCAGCCCTGGGATTACCGGTGCTGGTCACCGGCTGGAACGAGTTCAAGGACAAGTTCGGCTATTCAGATGACTGGGACCAGTACAACCTGTGCGAGTTCGCCTTCGCGCACTTCGCGCTCTACGGCATGCAGCCGGTGATCTTCGTCAACCTGCTGGATCCGGCTACGCACAAGGAAGCCGTGGTTGCGGCCGACCTCAGCGTGACCAACCACCAGATCAGCCTGCCCCAGGAAGCCATTGACAACGCGACGCTTGTGATCAAGCCCGACGGTGGCACGGGCGATGCCTATGTGAAGGGCACTGACTATGCCGTTACCTACACCGATGATGCCTGCATTATCGAGATCCTCAGCACCAGCGCGGCCTATGCCGCAAGCAAGCTGAATGTCGCCTACGAAAAGGTCACCCCGGCTTCGGTCGATGCGACCGCGGTGGTCACCGGCATGGAAGCCATTGAGTTGTGTGTAACCAAGCTGGGCCTGGTCCCCGACCTGATCGTATCCCCGAAGTACTCCCTGGAGCCGACGGTGGCCGCTGTTATGGCAGCCAAGGCCGACGGCATCAACGGGATGTTCCGCGCCAAGGCTGTCATCGACATTTCCAGTGCGACCGCGGACGCGGATACCTATGATGATGTACTGACCTACAAGAACACCCACGCCCTGACCGATGAGAACCAGGTCCTGTGCTGGCCCCTGTGCACCTTTGGTGGCCAGACCTTCCACCTGTCCACCCACCTGGCGGCCCTGATGGCAGTCACCGATACGGCCTTCGGTGCGCCGCACGTTAGCCCCAGCAACAAGGCCCTGCAGATTGACGGCATTGTGGACGCGCAGGGCGCGGAGATCAACCTGACGCTGGCCCAGGCGAACATCCTCAACACGCAGGGCGTGGTGACCGCGCTCAACTTCATGGGCGGCTGGAAGGCCTGGGGCAACTACACCGCCTGCTACCCCGTCGCTTCGGACGTGAAGGACATCCTGATCCCGGTGAGCCGCATGTTTGACTGGCTGGCCAACACCGTGGTCCAGACCTGCTGGAGCTATGTGGACCTGCCTATGAACCGGCGCGTGATCGACAACATCCTGGATATGCTCAACATCTGGCTCAACGGGCTGACCGGAAGCGGGTACCTGCTGGGCGGCCGTGTGGAGATGAATGAGGATGAGAATCCCGTGACCAACCTCATGCAGGGTATCGTGAAGTTCCACCTGTACATCACGCCGCCCAGTCCGGCGCAGGAAATCAACTTCACGCTGGAATATGACGTGAACTACCTGGAATCAGCGTTCCAATAAGCCGGTAGGAGGAGGAAATCATGAAGAGACCCGAAGCATACATTGACTTTGCTGTGTATGAGAACAGCAAGGAGCTGCTGGGCGTCGCCAAGGCGATGTTGCCCGACATCAAATTTATTACCCAGACCATCTCAGGCGCCGGCGTGGCCGGGAACGTGGAAGCCGTGCTCAAGGGCATGGTGGACATCATGAACCTGAGCCTGGACTTCATTTCCGCCACAGACGCGGCTGTGAGCCTGGCGGCCCCGGTCAAGCATAACATCGACCTGCGGGTGGCCGAGCAGCAGTGGGACACCGTGGGCGCAAAAAGCGTGGTGGAGGCGGACAAGTTCGTGATGGTGGTTCTCCCCAAGAACTTCACCGTCGGCTCCGTGGCGCCGGCGTCTCCCGCGGATGCCAAGGCGGATTTTGCCGTCTACTACTACGCAGGGTACAAGGGCAAGAAGCAGCTGTGGGAGATCGATCCTTATAACTACATCTGCAAGATCAACGGCGTGGACCACATGAAAGCGGTCAGGACCGCCCTGGGCAAATAAGCCGGGCAGAGGGGACCCATACAGCGCCCGGGGAAAGAAAGCCACGGGCGCTTCTCTTTGAAAGGAGACCTAATGAACAAGGAAAGCAAGAACCTGAGCATCGTGGACGAAGAGGAGCTGGAGCTGGCGCAGGAAGACGCCAAGGCCGCGCAGGGCACCTTTACGCACACCTTCAAGAAACCCTTCAGCTACAACGGGACCGAGTACACGTCCCTCACCTTCGACTTCGAGGGGCTCAGCGGCAACGATACCCTGCAGATCGAGCGCGAGCTGGCCCGGAAGGGCCGCACGGTCATCGTGCCGGAATTCAACGGCGACTACCTGGCGCATATGGCCAGCCGGGCCTGTGAGGAAACGATCGGCGTGGACGCTTTCGGGATGATGAGCCTGCGCGACTTCAACGCGATCCGGGGGGCGGCACGGCGTTTTTTGCTGAATGCGGAGTGACCGCGGCTGACGGCGGGCACTGGGTGAGACGGCAGTGCCTGCTGATGGCCAGGAGCAACCGGACGCCCGTGGGCTACTGGCTGGGGATGCCGCTGCACACGCTGGGTGAATGGATCCGCGACAGCAACGACCTGATCCGTGAGGACGAAGAGCGGCTGCGCAAGATATAAGGGAGGTGGGCCAATGGGAGCGCTGATTGATTTGACGGGCAGACGATATGGAAGCCTTGTCGTTATTGCCAGGGCAGAAGAAAATTATGTAGCTCC